TATAGTATTCTGCTTCAGCAAGTTCTATTTGCTTAATTCGATAAAGTGTTGCATCTTTTACTATATCCGACATTCATTATATCTGTTCTTGCTCTACTTCTTGATCTACTTGTTCTGGTTCGTCTTGAGTGAACTGACCTACTTCTGCTTTTGCATCAATCTCATCAAAGATTTCGTTTAACTTCTCATCATCATCAACAACTGCTCTAGCAATTTCTTTATCAACTTCTTTAGCAAATGTAGATGAACCAATATCAAGTGCTTTAGCTTGTTGGAAGTACATAAGATCACTTGCATAATCTCTAATGTTAAATGAATCAGGATAATTTATTTCTCCATCAAATGTAGTGTCTTGGAATAAAGCATATAATCTAAATAGTTGTTCTTCTGCTATTTGTAAGTTGTCAGCTTTCTCAGATAGTCTAGCATTTAATAATTCAAATTCTGTTTGTAGTGCAACACCAGATGTTATTCCTGTCTTTTGAGTTCTAACAGCACCCGTATGTGCAATTCTATTTATTGAATCTACTTTGTTATTTATAGACTCCATAATAGCTTGTAAGTTCTGGCCAGATGGTTGTAGTAAATATGGTTTTAAGTTTGGCTCAAGTTCATCAGGCATTTCAATAACTGCACCAGCACCAGCACTTGCATTTACACTTGGAGTTTTAACTAATGATGGGTGGTTCGTTAATCTGATTAATTGTTCCATCTCAGAGTATTCGTTGTAAATAGATTTTTGTAGATCAGCTATATCTGTTAAATCTGATTGACCTATTCCTCTTTTGTGTGATTTAGAATTATATAAAATTACTGCTGGTATTTTACCAATCATATTTGGAACACTATCAATTAATCTAGGTTCTTCTCGTTCTTCCATGTAGATAGTATCTATTCTATCAGGATACCAAATTCTCATGTATGTTCCACCATTACGATCTACTTCTTCTCTGATTTTTAAATAGTTCAGTTCGTATTTACCATTAACTTGTCTTTCAAAGTTCCAATCTAAAACATTCTCTGGAGTAACGATTGATAAGTATGGTCTAATATCTTGATCTAATTCTTCTGCTCTAGTGTTTGTAGTAATATTAGGTTTGTCTAATACCATGAAACAATGACCATAAATAGAAGCATAGTTTTGTGCAGATTTAATTACAGAGTTTAAATTGTTACCCTCTAAATCAGCATCTTTTAAAAAGTTTTGTAATGAGGGTTCATCTTGCATAGAACCAAAATCTCTACTTGGTCTAACTCTAAAAAGAAAAGATGAATAAATTTGAATAATGTTTTTACAATGATTATCGCATGGAGTGTTAGCTAGTCTTTGATTAAACTCGTTATCTAATTCTAAATTATATCTGTTTAGGTATTGGCCAATCATATAGTCATAGCCACCATTGTATGATCTAATATAATACTCCCAATTATTAATTGTTTCGGAGTAGTCTTTGTGGGTGTCTAATGCTTGATCTCTAGTGTATGCCATAAATTACTTCATTGTCCATCTTGTTGGAGCATTAAATCTTGCCTGAGTAGTTAATGGTTTTAAATAATCAATCATATAACCTAATGCGTCATTCATATGATCTGTACCATCTTCCTTATCAGGAATATTTGTATTCTCCTTGTAAGTTTGTCTAGTTAATCCTTTTATCAGCACTTTTAAATTATTACAAATAAAAATATGACGATAACCATTTGAATCTTTAAGCCTACTATTCACAGCATTGACTCGATCTCTTATTGCTGGGTGTTTATGTTTAACTTTAACTTTAAAACCAGCATTTTGTAATATACTTAAATCAGTTCTCCCACCAGCAGATGTTTTTCTTTGTCTTGATGCTGGGTCAGGATAAGCAATTATTTGTGCTTTACTTCCATATCTATCTCTAATCTCTTGTACTAATTCATCAGTATTACTTCCATAAATAACTATCTCATCAATAAAATATAGCTTTTCTTTTTCTATTTGAGCAACACAACAACTCATTGGGTCTATATTAAAATCAATGCCTAAGTGCAAAGGTTTAGACCAATCAATTTCTTTTGGCTTAATAACATTATCTACAGGGTGGAAATTATAATAAACTGCACCAGCATAGTTCTCAAATGTACCCTCAAACTCTTGTCTAAAAGTTCTAATATCTATATCCTGTTTAGCTTGTTCTATTTCTTTTTCTGATACCATGCCACCTTGTATAGTAGTAAATTGAAAAGACTCCCAATCATGGTCTTGCTTTCCTTTAAGGTAAAGTTCATAACTCCAGTTACCATAACCTTTTGGTGTACCACAAAATAAAACATGACCACTAGATTTATCTCTTGAATGAGTATCTGAAACTGATGCTCTCAATACTTCGTACCAAGTTCGTTTATCTATGTCAGCGAATTCGTCTAAAATTAAAAAGTCTATTCCACTGCCACGAAGTGCATCATAATTGTCAGCCCCCTTTAATGAGATTGTACTATTCGATTGTCTTATCGTAATAGTCATTGTTGTTTCGTTAATATCCTCAATCCAATTAAATTGATTAAGCATTTCTTTAAGAGTTCCCCAGACAATCTCTTTGGCCATTTTAAATGTAGGTGCTACATACCAAATTCTTCTATTTGGCTGACACGCATATTTCATCATTTCAGTTACAGCTAAATAAGTTTTACCAAATCTACGACCTGATATTAAAACTCTGAACCTTGCTTTACTTGATGATACTTTAAGCTGGGGTTTTGTCAGGGTTATTTTCATTACAAAAGTAAGATATGTATAATTTGTCCTCGTTAAATTTTTGTTGATACTCGTTAGTAACTCTAATTGTAACAGTAGCACCAGCTTTAGTGCAATCTGTCCAAGTGTCAAATTTTACAGGGTGTACTGCTGGAGTATTACAGAATCCTGTAATGGCAGAGCAGATAGTATAAGCTAAAACAAATTTCATTTAGATGATACTATCTTTTTAATTGATTTACTTCCATCTATATTTTCTTCTAGTTCAGCTTGTACTTCTCCACACATAAATTGTTTATTTTCCATATTCATATTTCTTGTTGCTTCTCTTTTCATCTTTAAGCAAGTAGATAAACTATCTTGTATTCTATGTTCAACTAACTCGCCATTAATAAATAAGCATAATACAAATACAAAACCTACCATTAGTGATCTCCATTTAATTTACCAATATTGGCTCTAACACTATCTTTTAATTTTTCTGTATCAATTCTAAGTCTTTCAACATCTTGCTGTAATCTATCAATATTAACTTTGTTATTCATCATGTCATCAACTCTAATTGTTAGCTTTTCTAAACCCTCTGCAATATGCTCTAATAACATAAATTGCTCTTGGTCGATTGGCTTTTGAACAGAAGCCTCTAATAAATCTTGTTCAAATAATTGATTTTTAGTCTCAAGCTGATTGAGTCTTTCAATAACTCCAAAGCTAAACCATGCACCAATAACTATAGCACTAATTAAACCTATTAGATTTCTAAGTGGTAATCCTATGTTTGTATCTTCACTAATTTTCATAATGGCTTCATACAAAGTGCTAAAAACACAAAGCCTAAAATCAACATACCTGTAAAGTAATAGTTCATGCTTATCCTCATAAATTATTTAGCTATTTTGCCTTTGTTAATACCTTTTTTAATTACATACTGTTGAGTACCATTAGCACCATGTTCTACTTCTTTTTTAAGATTCTTAAATATATTCATCTCTTTTAATTTCTTTTCTGCAAGTTTCTTAAACGATTCTAATACTTTGGTATCTCTCATTTGCTACCACCAATATATCCACCTATAACACCTATCAATCCTGTTACTGACATTTTCATAAGTGTAATTACAGATTCATCTACAGGTCTATTTTCTTCTAATGCTACCCAATAATCTCCAATGATAATGACACCAAGAAGTATTAAGACACCACTTGTTATTAATAAAATTACAATATCTTTAAAGTTTTTAATCATTTCTTTTTTTTCTTTTTAAGTCTAGGGTCATCAGATACAAACCTATCAAACAAATAACCCATAAAGTTATCTACAATTCCAAATACTCTGTAAATTATATTATCAATCATACTTTAAACCCTTTTTGCCATGATTTAACTGCCCAATATACAGGAGTTGTATTTAATTGTTTGCCTGATCGTTTAGCTTTAGCAAGTATTGGTCTAAATCTTGCCATAAATGATCTTTTTCTCGCTGGAATATTCTTTTTGATAGATAGCTTTTTATCGCCAAAATTAACTTTGACTACTCTGCCTGTCTTACGATTCTTTACGAATACTTTAAACTTCTTAACATCTCCACGCATAGGTTTGTTAAGTTTTACAGTTTTATTTTTGTATTTAGCCATGAGGCATAAATATCACAAAACTATCTCTTAAAGAACCTTTTTCTCCATTCGTGGCATATGTAATTATCTTTTACAGCTTTAGCACCCCAACGACCACAGAATGATCTTTTGTTAGAGTATAATCCACAGTTACCACAAGCCTCTGCTTTTAAACTTTTCTGGAATGATTGAGGTAGAGAATAATCTATGATCTCTCCATTAGGATAAAAGTTACTTCGCTTCTGTTCCACTCTCTACCAACTTTCTTAAATCTTTTACAGCATCTTCAAGTTTCTTTTGTCTTCTTAAAGCAATATCTCTTTGTATTTTTACTTGCTCTAACTCAGCTTTCATTTGATCTTTTTGTTGTCTTAGTTTTAAAAATGTATTCTCTCCGATTACTTCACTCATATTATCTTCCTTGTCCTTTGTATCTAGTTTGTTTTTGTTGTCGTTTTTCATGTTTGTTTTTGTTCTTCTTATGTTTTCCAGCACCTCTTTTTGGTGGTTTATCTCTTGGTATGAAGTGCGTGAATTTTTGTTTAGCCATTTACCTCGTCAGCTTTAGCATCAATAATTAATGGTAGAGGTTCAACAGTTTGTGTGGTGTGTATCTTATCAACCATGTTAAGTTCGTTCTTAGATAGCCATATAAGTAGCTTAGGGTCTCCTTTAAGAGCCTTTTCCCATAGTTTCTTCCTTAGACTAGCTTTACCAATGTTTTTGTTTTCTGCAACTAAATCAGCATATCTTCTTTGTAAAGTTCTAGCTGATATTCCTAAAACAGAACCTATTTCTTCTTGTGTACAGCCTATCTGACTAAGTTTTGCAATAACATCTTCATCTAATTCTTTCTTAGGTCTTCCCATAGATTTTGTCTTAATTGTGTCAGTTGCCTTATTTTTGTCGTTTTTCATAATGCTAATTTATACCTCATTTCCCCATGAATCCCAACCCTCTGCTTTCTGTCTAGCAAATAGTTCTATTCTAGGTAAATCTCCACAGAGTTCTGTTATTCTAGTTCTTATTTCATCTGGTTTCTTGCTATGTTGTTCTATTCGGCTGATTATTAATTGTCTTACAGATTTAGATAATCTTTTAGGTTTTCCTTTAGTTGCCAACAAACACATCTCAGGGTTTGATCTTGTATAATAACCCATGCCTGTAAAATAGTTATCAGATTTTTTATTTTTCTTTACCCATGTAAAAGCTACTGTTTTGTATTTGAACCCCCAAGACTCAATAACTTTAAAAGCCTCTGGTAGCATTGGGTCAATAACCCAAATAAATAAGATACAATCATCAGCAGAAATATCCCTAAGTGGAAGATTACAAATATCGTCAATAGACATACAATTATAATGCTGTACAGCAGATCGTTTTTCGCCTTTATCAGAATATGTTTTAAAGTACCAAGCTGGGTCACTATAAATGATATTATATTTTTTATTTGGAAAAGGTATCATTTTTTTAATAGTTTAGTAAGCAAAGTCCATAGTTTAGGATTTTGTTTAAATATCTTAGTAAAGCCATTTCCTATCTCTATTGCCATTGGTTCTTCTCCCATAGTT